CTTACTCTATTCTGAGGTCGAAAAGAGCAAGGAGGCTCTGAAAAGTGCTATAAAAGCTGAAAAAGACGAATGAGTCAAGAACCAGCTGGTTCAAAGCTATGACGATATCCAATTACTATGCGCTAAGCTAAAATCCCTGATAGATGAAGATGAGGGATATGAGGAGAAAGAAGAGCCTAAAGTCTTAACTAAGAAGAATGTTCTATAATTCACAGCTAGAGAGACAGATATGGGAAAATATAAGGAACAGGGCTAGAATGCTTGATGAGGCAGAGAAAGACCCTGTTCTTCAAGCCTGTATAATCAGGAAGTGTATGGCAGACCCTGTGTACTTCTTCGAGAACTTCCTATGGACGATGAAGAACGACACCTTCTTCACTAAAGATATGCCTAGGGATATACCCTTTATGCCCTTCGAGTACCAGAAAGAGCTGATAAGGAGGATTTGGAAGGATATCCAAGAATGAAAAAACATATTCATAGAGAAATCACGTCAGATGGGTATAACGTGGCTGATGATGGGCGTATTCTACTATTGATTCCTATTTCATAGGCAAAGATACCTCATAGTCTCCCAGAAGCAGGAGTATGTGGACAAGGCTTGAGATATGCGTAGCTGTTTCGAGAAGCTCCGTTATTTCACTCGTCTTATGCCTAAATGGATGCTTCCTGAAGACTTCTCTGCCGATGTATGAACCAGATGGAACAAATATATGGCTATGTCCTTGCCCGATGGCTCCTCTATTACCTGAGAATCCGCTAACCCTAATGCCTGAACCTGAGGTACCTATCATTGCATATTCCTAGATGAGATGGCAAAGATGCAGAATGCCAGCCAAATTAACACTGCCTGTGCAGCTGCAACCCCTTGCATAATCTATAACTCCACCCCTCTAGGGGAATGAAACGAATATTACCGGATGAGGCTTAAGGCCAGAGAGTGAAAGATAGACTGAGTGACTCTTCACTGGTCTTTGCACCCTCTTTATGACCAAGCTTGGTACGACTGGAAGACAGCCTGAATGACTCCTGAGAAGATAGCCCAAGAGCTGGAAATCAGCTACAACGCTTCAGTCGAGTGAGCTGTCTATAAGAGATTCCACCCGAAGCCAGTATGAGACATAGAGATAGGAGACTTCAGATATGACTATACCCTACCCCTATACTGTTCTATAGACAATTCCCATTGAGGTACGGATAATCACGCCATAATAGTATTCCAGACCACTCCTCTATGAAAGATACGCATAATAGACACCATACAGCTTCCGTCCAAGACTTCAATCACCGAATGTGCCTCTTTCCTTGCTAAGCAACCTATCGCCTGATTCGTTATGGACGATTATACCTTTAATTTCTTCTCTAAGTGGAAGACATACAAGCCAGCAGTATTCATAGCAGACCCCTATGATACCCACACGACCTGGAACGATACCTCCATAAGCAAGGAATATGCCAAATTCGGGATAAACCTAGTCACTCCTATGACAGTTATGGGTACGAAAGGAAATGTAGCCGAACAGATAAGGATTACGCAATCCAACCTTAACAGGCTTGAAGTCAGCGAATGAAGCACAGACTTCATATCCGCCATACAGAACGCAAGATACCCTGAAAGGCAAGAGACCTCCCAAAGCACCGCAACCAATTATAAGCCTATACACGATTGGACCTCTCACTTCCGTACAGCTCTGGAATATGCCATACTGTTCATAACAGAGCAGGAAGAGCTTAAGCCTAGAGACAGGAAACTCCAGAAGTATGAGATAGGAGACCCTATCACAGGAACTGTAAAAGTTGTTTACAAATAAGCTGTTTTAGATACAATAATTGAAATAACCCACTTCCAATGAAAAAAGAGCTGCAAGAGATAAAATCACCCCTCACAGACATTGAGCCTAAGGATATGCTCAAAAAGATTGAGACAATACCTTATGATGCTCCGGAAGGAGATAAGGATACGTTATGATTCGTAATGAACAGATTCAACAAGATGCTATCGAAAAGAGGGCAGATTGATAGGAACTGGCAGATATATCAGATGCAGTTCGAAGCTGTCTATATGCCTTATACGGATTGACGCTCAAGAAGCAATGTCCCTCTGGAATGGGCGATAATAGAGCTATTCGTTTCGGAAGCAGTCAGCCGTAAGTCCATACCTACCTTCAATGCCGAATGAGGCACTGATGTGGTCAGGGAAGAGGTAATCAAGAGAGTCTGGGACTATGATTTCAGGACCCAATCACGTGAAGACCAGCTATACAAGGCAGAATACCTGACAGGAATGTTCGGTACTGCCTTTTATTTCAATTGATTCGAAAGCTCAGTCAGAGTGATACGAGACCCAGAATACAGGAATTGAAAGCTGATATGAATCAAAAAGCAGCTGACTAAGAATAAGATTCTGCTAGAGGCAGTGGATATAAGGAACGTATACTTCGATGACAGGGTTACAGATTATGAGAAGGCTAATGACTGCGTATATATAGAATACATAACTCCTGAAGAGTTTATGGCATTGGCGGATAACCCTGACTGAGGATGGATTGTGGATGCGATAAAATCTACTTGAACCACAGTCAAGGCTAACCAGTCTTATTATACAAATGAAGAGAGAGGAATGCAGAATTCCTGACTAGTAGAGATTATGCACTATTGGAACAAGCAGAGTGATGAATATGTCGTATTAGCTAACAGAGAAGTGCTTATAAAAGAGACTTTCATACCTTATTCCCATAAGGAGCTGCCGATAACCCCTAGACAATACTGATATAATCCTTTCTCACTATATGGAAGATGACTATGTGAGGCTCTCCTTAACTTTAAATCAGAGATAAACACCTTGAAGGAGATGATTATGGACAACGTAAAGAGGTCTAATAACTCTATGTTCGCCATAGGATGATGACTCAGCTTCGATTGAGAGAGCTTCTGATTCAACAATACGACAGTCAAGTTCCAAGGCCAGATGAATGATGCTAATTTCCGTGAGCTTAGAGGTACACCGCCTAACCCTGCGATATTCGAGTATCTCCAAGAATTGCTGAAAGAGATAGCTATGTTCGTTGGAATAGACCCAGCTGGGATAATATGAACAGCATCTTCTACTGCATTCGAGACAGCAGTAAAGACAGAATCAGCCCTTAAGAGAGTGAATGTAGCGCTCCAGAATAGGGATATGGCTCTTAACCACGTATATAGGAAGCACCTACAGAACTTGCAGCAATTCTTCCCTATCAAGACTGCTCAATGATTGTTGGAGATAGATAAAGAGACAGGAGAGGCTAAAACTACTTGACAAGAGGATTATCCAAGTATAATGCTGAAAGATGAGAAATACATATGAGGAGAGTTCGTACAGTTCGAAGGAAAATTTCCTTTTGAAGTCAGACCAGAATACATAAGAGGGCAGATAGACGTAAACGTGGCAACAAACTTCAACGCCCCAACGCTCAAGCAGTTGAAAAGGCAGAATCTGTCAGACTTCGTGAAGCTGGTGAATGATATGACTACTGCGATACAGATGAATCCAGCCCTATGACAGGCTCTTAAAGTAGAAGACTTCATAAAGCAGGCAGCATTCGACTACGACATAGACCTAGACAGCATCTGAGGATTCAAAGACAGTCTGAATAACGAGAAGGATACTCTACTGAAGCAGATAAGGGCTATGACCTGAGTCGATACCGATGCTGAGATGCTCCCAGGCCAGCCTTGACAAGCCCCAGAGCAGCAATCTCCAGGGGTGAGCAAGACTCCGCAGATACTCCCTAATGTAGGATGAGACATCGAAGCCTGATGACTTCCTCCGGTAAGGACTCCTATGACACCTAACATAACCAACCTATGAAAAGAAACAGCTATGATGGCTTGATAATAGTAGACGAGGAATATCTCTTAGAATTAGAGGCATTCAAGAAAGAACGCTCATATATCCCTGATATGGATACCAGCAAGCTTACATATAAGGATATAGTCAGAATCGACACTTATAAGGAATCCTTCTTGAATTACCTTAAAGAGGCTCGAAAATCCATATTCAACGAAAGGGCGCTCAACGTATGACGGGAAACCGAGCTGCTATGAGCCTACAACGCACTATGACACCTTATGGCTGATTTAAGCAGAATAGAAGACACAAGAGCTGCATTCGAAACAAGAAGAGACGAGGCTAAAAAGAAGTCAAAGACTTAGACCATTTGTTTTTCGGCTTCCTGCCTATTAGCCAAAGGTAGGCAGGAGCTGAAGGATAAAACCTTCATAAAACTTTATATACTTAACCAGAGACCCTATGGAAATAGAACACTCTGCTGGGGAAGAAACAAGACAGGACCCTCAAACTGTTGAGACTACTCCACAACAAGAAGACCCGAAAGAAATCCGCTACAAGGAACAACTCGAGGGTAGAAGGCTACAAGCTCAGCAAGCCGAAGAGAAGGCAGCTAAGATTGAAGCGATGTTCATTAAGACAGCAACCGATAAAGTTGAGCAGAACAATGAATACCTCTTAGAGATTTTCGAAGAAGACCCTGCGCTAGCCGATAAGGTAGCAAAGCAATTCTGAGAAAGAAATGCTAAGGATGCTATTGCAAAGATAGAGGCAGCCAAAAGCTGAAAGGCATTCGATAAGAAGGAAAAGCCAGTCGACCCTGAAGAGCTTTATAAAGAGTTCGAGGAGAGAATGGCTAAAAAGGAAGCCGTAAAGGCTGCTGAAAAAGCCTTCGAATGACTTGATAAGGATGAAAAGGCACAAGCCAAGGAGATGTTCAAAGAACTCACCGAGGGCAAGAGCTTATCCGCAGCTAAACTGGAAGAGATTGCCGAAATGGCAGCATTCTATGTTACTAAAGACAGCGTCAAAGACTCAAAGATAGCAAAACTAGCCTCAACCGCACTAGGCTGAAAAGGCACTACTTCCCAAAAAGCTACTTCCCAAAAAGCTACAGATAGCTGAGAGGAACTTGCCAAAGCTATGGGATTGGGACATTTATATTCTAAGAACTAAATCATAATGCCAGCTAAAAATGAAAACAAGGGTATCGAACTGAACCTCGATATCGCTCCGAAGGCTTCAGATGAAGCCAAAACTCCTACACAACTAAAAGAAGCTCCGTCCATAGACCTAATCAAGGACGAATGAAAGACTAAGAATGTCGATTATAGTGAACAGATACTAGACAGGCTGCAACGTCTGGAAGATGAGAACAGGGCGCTTAAAATCGCACAGGATGAGCTGAAATCCAATGAATTCAGCGAAGTTCTCAAGAAAAGAAGAGAGAAATATGCCTGACCTCACAAATATTCATTCAAGACATATAATGGTAAGCCTATCATAAGTCTCAAAACAGTATCTAACAATGTTAGCAGAGATTATGTAAAAGGCGGATATATCGTAGACCAGAAAGTGGAATTGACCTTTGCGGACAATACCAAGACTACTGTAAACTATGATGACTTTTCCCATAATTACCAAAGAAGCGAGAAGATATTCGTAGAGGAAGAATCTACCAGATGATGAAAGAGATATTACAAGTTCAAGGTGGACTGAGAAATCTTTGAAGTCGAATGAAGTATCATTAACTAATTGAAAGATGTTTATAGGAACAAGAGAAATTGAAAAGATTGAAGACGGAATCGTTTTCTTTGTGGACGGAGGCAAGACGAAGTATACTGATAAGGCGCTAGAATATGTCGTGACGAAAGAAGCGATAGACGATAGCGAATTGCAGATGCTGACAGTCGACAGCGTAGCTACTGATATCCTTAAGGTATTAGAAGAACACGACATCAGATTCTTCGACATTAATATGATAATGCAGAAGGTCAAATGGAGCTGTGATTCTTATACGGACAGGATGATGGCTAAGGCTGCCTGACTGGCAAATGAATTCGATGGCATTACAGACAAACAAGTACGTAATATCAGAGTTTCTCATACAAAAGATTTTCTTAATTCTTAACTTTTTACCCCAATGTGAAAAGCAGTTACAGGCTTGAATAAGCCTAACCAAACTCGTAACTTCTATCCTTCAGATGACAAATGGGAAATGAAATCATTTCCTTTCAAAGAATCTACGGCTATGGAAGAGGGTTCTGCAATTGGTATTGAAATCTCAAGCAACACTACTACTGGTAATGTTACGCTTATGGGAGTTGAAAATGTCACTGGTGCTGACTTTGTCGGTATCCTAGCAGAGCCAATAGTTTCTACTGATGCAGACTATGCAACAGCAGGAAAGCTGAAATCAGTATGGGTCCGCAAGACTCCTATCGCTGAAGCTTACTTTACAGTAGGCGCAGGAACTTTCACTGCCGCTGACGTGTTCAAGACAGTTGAAATCCATTCAGACTCAAAATCACTTGCTGTCGATACAGCTTGAAAGGGAGCAAGAATCACAAGTTATATCTCTTCTACTAGAGGTACTTGTAATTTCGCTCTGCCTACTACTGAAACAGCTTAATTTTAACTCTTAAATAAAACGGAAAAATGGCTCCACAATTAAATACGGCTACTCTCCCACAATTGACAGACCTAGTCACTAGGATGTTCGAAAAGGGGTTAGAGCAAGTTCCTCAAGTCCTAAGGAAATCAGGGCTTATCAATGAGATGGCTATTCCAGAAGGAACAGGACAATTCAGACGTTTCTCTGAGCTTCCTGACAGAAACCTATACGCAACGACTAAAGATGAAGGCGCTAATGCAGACCAGGCTCGAATCCAATACGGATATGAGAAAGATATGCAAATCAAGCGTATCGGTCTTGACGTAGGAATCACAGTCGAAGAAAGAAAGCAAAACAAATACCCAGAAGTAATCAGACGTCTTACTGACCTATCTGAAGTATGTCCTAGCAAAATCGAGTTAGACCTTAATCACAGGTTCACATTCGGATTCGCTACATCATATACTGATAATTCAGGTGATGTAGTAGATACTACTGTCTGAGACGGATTCGCACTATTATATACTGCACATACCCTAACAGGTTCTGCATCTACTTATAATAATATCGTCCCAGGTCATCCTCAATTCTCTAAGGGTGCTTTAGCTGCTGCTAAGAGACTTACAGTAGAAGAGACTTACAACAACTTAGGTGAAAAGGTATCTATGGACTTCAATGTGATTATCTGCTCTGATGACGAAGATACTAACAACCAAATCGACGAACTTCTTAAGTCTACTGCTGATATCACTTCAGCTAATGCAGGTACTTTCAATGTATATGCTAATACAATGAAGAAAATCAGACTTCCACTTCTAGCTACAACTGCTACTGGTGCTGTCGATACTTCAAAGAGGAAATACTGGGGAATTGCATCTACTAAAGATACTCAAATGCACTTAGGTATGTCTGAGGCTCCATATCTCAAGACTCCTATGGACGGAAACAATGGTGAAGACTTCTCTACTGAGAACTGGAACTATGCTTCTAGAGCTGCATATGGTATCGCTACCACTGGTGCTAGATGGATAAAGTTTTCTAAAGGTGACGCTTCTTAGTTAATAAGATTTAAAGTTTTTTCCATTTACTTATAAATGAGAGGGTTGGAGGTGGTATAATTTAACTTCAAAACTATGTCTTTTAATCAAAACGCTGGATACTGAAATGCTATGCTATCAGCCATCCATACAGCAGTATGAGGAACATTCTGAAACGTATTCGTTGTGTTCAACTCAAGTGATTCGGATGAAGGAAATTACCAACATATGCAAGATTTGTTTATTAATGATTCTGACTGACGTGTCAGATTCTACACTAGTCTGGCTACTGCTTATGCAGCGACTGAAAGCAATAACAATGATGTTATCATCCTAGATGGTAATTCATCACATCAGCTTACAGCTATGCTTACTGTCTCTAATAGCAGAGTCCACTTCGTATGAATGGATTACTTACTAGGAATAAGCAGACCTTACGGAGCAAGTTCAAAAATCAATTACGCAGATGGAATTGCTACGGCTGACCCATTTATGATTAAAAATACTTGAGTCAGGAACAGTTTCAGGGGTATCAAGTTCACTAACAACAACACAGACGCACAAGTCGTGTGAACTGTCTGAGAGGGATGAGAATACGCCTACTACGAAAATTGCGAGTTCTATAACTCAACAAACCTCGATTCCGACACTGTAGCGGAATTAGTACTTGGTTGAGATTCGCCAATATTCAAGAACTGTGTATTTGGTTCATTGGCTGATTTAGTTGATGGCGATAAGATAAGGCCAGCTGTATTGGTCGACGGTTCAGTCGTATGAACAGTAAATACTTCAAGAGATGTCCTATTTGATAATTGTAGATTCTGGAAAAAAGCAGGATGAACGACTACATCAATGGTTAAGATTACAGCTGATGGAGACATTGAGAGAGGTATGGAATTTCACGACTGCCAATTCCTAGCTAATGTGCTAGGTGCAGTACCTGCTGTTGCTATCGACTCAGTATCATTAACGAACGCAAGAGTTATCTTAACTGGTGATACCTGTGCTTCCGAATGTACTAAAATCGCTACAGCTGTTTGAGTATTTAATTGTACACCAGCTAGAGTTGCAACTGCAACAATCTGAATACAAACTACTTAATTGTACTTCCCCTCTACCATTTTGTCAGACTCGACAAAATGGTGGGATGGAACTTATAACTAACAAAATAAAGCTATGGCAATAAGACAAGTCGTGAACTACGACATTTGAACACAAAATACTACAGCAGGTGTGGCTAAGACTATATTTTCTAAAGATTTCAGAAATGTTATTTTTGATGTGATATCAGCTACAAGTGCAAATCAGGTAATTAAATTCGTGGCATCAAAACAGGAATCTAAACCAGACTTCAACTCTGCTGTATCTACAACTAACAGATGGCAATATGTGCAAGTGATTGATTTATCTACTGGTAATCCTGTTGACGGTTCTACTTGATATACGTTCAGTTGAGTCGAGAGTAAACAATTCGAGCTTAATCTTAACGGAGAGAACTGGGTTGGGTTATATCTTGCATCAGGTTCTGCTGGTTCAATCAATTCAGCAGTAATACTTACCGACAACCAATAATGTATGCTCCTCTCAATCAGGACATAAACAGGCTAATTTTCGAAAGAGACAGAATCAAGGGTGAGGTAGCCCTTCTTCTTAAGGAGAGGGATTCTATAAGAGAAGAGATTGCAGAACAAAGGAGATGAAAGACTGTTATCACCTTAGAAGCTGCTACCCTATGAGATGTGAAATTCTTATTGGAGGAGCAGTCTTTAATTTTATCAAGAATTAATTGAAAAACCTATTCGGACTTCCTTGCCAATTATTCGAGGCAAGAGGCACACTTGAAGACAATAGAGGCACGAATACTGGTAAAAGAGGCTGAACTATCAAAATTCAGTGATTTAAAAGCGATAATTCAATCTCAAGAAGTTATTATAGATTCACAAGAAAGAGAAATCAAGGATAAGGTTTCAGAATTGAACGGATTATGGGATGAGAGGATAAAGACAAAGAAAGAGGTTGAGGATGAAAGAAAGAAGATTAATAAGGAAATAGATAAGAATCAGAAATTGCTAGACGATATAATGGAAGAGAAGCAAACCCTGCTCAAACTCAGGTCCGAGTTGGAAATGAAAGAGAAGAGATATTTAAAATTAACCTCCAAGCAAGATGTGAAGAGTAGATTCAAGAAATAAATTCTGACAGGTTCCGACCAATTATTCGGAATTCGAATCAGACTGAACATTTCATATGGTCGGTGATGCGACTGTATGGAAAGATATAAAATTTCCAATGGCTCCACCAAAGACTACCTGAGCGGGCAATCCGACATTGGCCACTTATAACGGGAATATGAGATGATATGCATTCGCTCTTGATGATGCTCACGATTTCGACCCACAAGAAATTGATCACGATGCAAAAATAGATTCAACAGCTGTATGGCATATCCATTGGCTATCAAGGAGTAATGATGGTACGGAAAGGAAAGTGAAGTTTGAGTTGGAATATGCCGTAGAGCCAGCGAGCGGAGTACTTCCATCTCCCACTACTGCTTCTGTTGAAATTACAATACCATTAGGTACAACAGTAAATACGGTACATAGGGATAATATAACTACGTTCGTCATACCAGCCATTGCCAGACTGGCTTATGCTAGGATAAAGAGAATTGCGTCATCTGGGACGGAACCGTCGGTAGACCCAATAATCGCGGCAATACACTTTCACTATGAGATAGATACTATAGGAAGCAGACAAATCTTAACTAAATAACATTATGGCAAGAACAGAAGCAATCTTATTGAACGATGAGATTATAACAGTTGAGGAGCTAAATGGAATAGCTAATAATTCGGTAATATATAAGGATAATTCTTGAGTATACAGAGCAGTAGCCTTATGAGATTCTTGAGAATTATTACAGAGCAATTGAGCTACATCCGCACCCTCATTCGATGTCAATTTAAATACCATAGCCCCCCTCGCTTCTCCTACTTTCACTTGACTCGTAACGACACCTGCAATCAAGATAACGACTTGAGCTGGAGACTGAAAGGTTGCCACAAGCGATGCTGATTGAAATCTAACTTGGGAAACTCCAACTTGATGATGAGGTTGAGCAATAGAACTCCAAGACACCCAATGACAGAACTATTCTTGACAGATAATTGGAATCTTCAACGCAACTACTAGCTGAACCCTTACAGAAGTTACGCTTATAAGCGATGCAATCCCAGTCGGTGCTGATGCTACTCTTGAATTAAGGAAGAATTCCTATACATCTGGAAGTGTGTTGAGTTCTGTACTAACTATCGCAACTACAGATACACTAACTAACTGAAAAAAACAAGTAAGCACTACTAGCTTTACTTCTGCTACGATAACAGATGGTGATTACTTTGTGGCTTATCTAGTGACTAGTTGAACAACAAGCCCTCTGATGAATGCTAAGTGTGTAATTCGTTATTCTTAAATAAATGACAACAAAGGTAAAAACGCTAGACAGAACCCATCTCGTCGGAGAATGGCTTCTTGACGGTTCGTGAACTGACTCGTCAGGTAATTGAAATAATGGTACTTTGACAAATGTGACATTTACAGATACTTTTCGTGGTTATCAAAGTCAATGTGGGGTTTTTAATTGAAGCTCGAGCAAAATTACAATCACAGACACACCAATATTGAAGCCCACATGACCATTCACTATTTGAATAAGGGTCAATACAAGCTCCTCAGCTAACCAAGGATTTTTCCAGTCTTGGTCTCAATTATGATGATGAGCCTGAGTTCTAGCTTGAATTAGACTCTGGATAGATGCAAGTGCGTCTCCTGTTTTGATATTCGATATATGAAAAAACACATGAGCAGTCGAGAACGTAGATTGGAAACAATTGACGATAGCATCATCTATTGTAACTGACGGAAAACCACATTTCATAGAAGCGAAATACGACTGAACCAAGATGTATTTAATTGTAGATAATAAAGAACAGGCGAATGTTAGTTGGACTTGAAATCCTTGATACAACGCCACCAATTATATAAGGATATGATGTTTGAATAATAACGGAACCGACCTATTCTACTGAACAGTTTGAACCATCCAGACAGTAAGGCTCGATAACGTCGCAACAAACGAAAAAGAACATCAAACAAGATACCAAGAAGGACTTCGCCAACTCTCTTGACAATGATATGGAAGTTTGTTTGATTGACTTGTAGCACAATACGATTTCCAATGAGATGCACAAGATGTGATAGGAGGAAACAATGGTACTGTGACAGGTACTACACTCACTATAGACCGGTTCGGAATAGCTAATAGTGCTTATAGTTTTAATGGGAGTGGTGATTATATAGACTTTGTAAATCCGTCTTTAACAGAACTAACTTATTCTGTATGGTTAAGAATAAATAACACAAGTAAAACTAATCATTTTCCACTGTTTTGATGTTGGGGTTCTTGATGATTGTATTTTTCATATAATCATTTAACTTCGTGACAACTTACTGTTTGAAATTATTATGCTTGAAGTTGAGATAGAAAAATAGATTGTTGAAGTTTAACTCAATGACAATATTATAATTTAGTATTAACAAGAGATGCTGCTTGAAATTGAATCGTATATAAAGACTGAATACAAATAGCTAGTTGAAGTTTATGGTCTATTGGAACGTCAATAACTTGAGCTATATGATGAAGTAGCTGACTATTCGCAGAATACATCATTGACAATGCAGAAATATATAATAAAGCAAAAACACCAGAAGAAGTTAAACTCCTCTACCAACTATCCTCAACAACTCCCAACCTACTTCCTTGGAAATCCAATTTCCCTACAAGCCTCCAGAACTGATTGAAGCTATGGCTTAATGAACAAGGGCGAGACCTCTCTTGAAACGGGAACCACTGAACTCTTGTGAATTGACCGACTGTGGCAAGAAGGATAGGAGAGAAAGGACTTGATTATAATGGAAGCAATCAATATACGAATCTCCCTAGTATATTAACTCCAACTTGAGATTTTACTTTTTCTCTTTGGACTCTGGCAACAAACAATAGCCAAACCTGAGATAAGATGCTAATAATAAATCAATTCAATACTACCGCTGTAGGTCACGCCATTAGATATAGCGGAGGGAATTTGCAATTTTTGAACAGCAATAATACCGCTTGGGTTTGAGGTTTGGTTGATATAACTGCTGGATATAATCATATAGTATTAACATACTCATCTTCTGCTGGATATATCCTGTATCTTAATAGTAAGGTATTTGCAACAAGCTCCGCCACTACTACATTCTCTGACCCAAATAGCGAGAACAAGATATGAGCCTACAGCTCTAATTATTACAATTGAAAAATTACTAATCCGATAATTTTAAATCGAGCACTTTCTCCGCAGGAAGTAGAGGCAGACTTTTACGCTACTTTTATAAAATAATTTTTAACAAAAACAATCAAATGTTCAGATACATCTATTGAACCACACGTTCTAGGAACTATGACAGTTCGCTTACATTAGACCAGATATCAATGAACTGAGGATACACGACCGAATTCTTCAACAAAGGGCAATTCAGAGACTTCGAGGAAGCAGGGATTGTGACATTATCAATGCCCATTCCTAATGAAAGGTTCACGGCTAGGATTCCTAAGATAGACGAGAACGAGAATGTGATAGGCTCCGTGCCTAAGCTCACTCGTTTCGTAATGATGAAGTATTCAGACCTATTCACGACTGAGGGGGATTTAAAGCTATCTATAGAGAAAAGCTCTTCCGATACTGTGGTCGATGTATTTGCAGATAATGCAAGTGCTATCGAGTGGATAAAAGCTAACACAGACTTAGTGGAAATCGAACCTTGATATTTTCTAATAAGAGAAGCAAGCGAGGGTATAATTCCTATATGACCTATTGAGGCAGTTTATTTGGATTTGAGATAAATGAAAGAATACTGGGAGCTTACGGACATCGAGATAATGGAACTTAGGCAAAAGGGGATTATCAATTGATTCTGACCTCGTAATTCTCCCATTCTTCATACTATTTTAAAATGGCTGACTCCTACAATGGATGAGGCCTCAGCAGATATCCACGATTATAATTATTATAAGGGTGGGGCGGAATCTGATAGGTCCAGAGCTGATGAATGATTCCTGAAATATATGCTTATAGATTGCCAGAAGCTAGATTGAATAAGACGAGTATACTATGTACTTTTAGCTTATTTATATTATAACGCAGTGAGGCTATTCGGTTGGAAATATTTTAATTACAATTAAATTGATTTTACGATAAAAACTCTTATAAGTTTAATTATAACCTAAAGCACTATGATAGGGACTGGAACAGTAGCGACAATTAAAACAACCTGATATATAGGTGCATTCACATTATTTCAGTTTTTAGGGATACCTGAGATGCAGATGTGAATACTCGGAACTCTTATGGTAATAGATTTTATAGCCTGAGTCTGAAAGCAATATAGGTTAGACCCCCGCAATATAACAAGTCACTGAGCCTGGTTATGAGTTATGAAGAAAACAGCTACCCTAATGTCAATATTATCGGTGGCTCTCATAATTAAATGACTTGAGCTTGATGCAGACAATTGGATTAAATGAATGCTGGGTATACTTATGATGGCTGAGTGATATTCAATCGTCCAGAACATATACACTATAAGAACCGGAATATCATTACCAGAATACGATGTTGTGTCGATATTATTGAAAAAGTTATGAGAAGCCTTAAGAGACGCAATTGATAAATCAGTAACTAAATAAAAATGCATATATCCACCCCATTATTAATTATAATAGTCCTGATACTCATCTGAGTATTAATATCTATATTCAACTTAAACGCCAAAGTTAATCATATTATGACCCTATTAGATAACACAGAAATACAATGGCAGCAATAAAGAGAAGAAAACTCATTTTGAAACCTTTAAAAAGGACAATTAAACCTTGGCAAAAAGTAGGTTAATTATTAACTTTCTATTTATGAACTATCACGCATTACCGAAAGGCCAACAGGAGCTGATTAATGCAATAACATTAGATTGAAACGCAAGGAGGGATGAATTTCGCCAAAAAATGGTTAAAGGAGAAATGACACAGGAGGAATATTCTGACAAATATCTTGAATTACACGAAGAGATAAAACAAAGGATATGTAATATATTATTAAGCAATTAATTTATGTCTATAATAGAAATGGATGCCTGCTGGGATGAACCTAGAGGAACGGATTTCAGCTATGAGGAGCTTTTCTGACTTATGAATGACGCTCTTAAGGCTTTCCCTTTGGGGAGTATTCATATTCAGAATCAAGGTACAGACCCCCTTATGTTGATGAGCTGTACAAGGCAATGACTAGCTCATATCACCAACGGGAATAATATCCTAGCTCAATGAGAACAAGAGGATTGATTGGCTAAAAGAGTATGGTTGGAATATTGCAAGACAGTACCTTTCGCTAAGACAGACTGAGCTTCCTTACAATCATCATTGGACCAATTCTTGGCTCAGAAGCTCATAAGCGGATATTCCAAAACATATACCATAGAGGCTATGAAGTCAGCAATCGACAGCTGAAGATTCATATTCACTTGAAGTCAGAATGGAGATTGGGCTTATGTAAGTCAGACTCGTAAATATAGATTAAGGACCGATAATAGGACTAGAGGACACGCTATCTGTATAGTTGGGTACAATACCGCTTGATGGATTGCACTTAACTCCTACGGACCAGAAAATGGTGTTTTTGAAATCCCATACAATCTTACCCAAACACTATTCTCAAGATATGCCATATCGGACTTTGAGGATGCAGAGAAGATTTTATCATTTAAGAGAGATGTGATGCAAAAAAACATACAGAAGGCAATCGATGCCTGAATAACCAACTGAAGCAGACAGGATAAGCCTGCTACAAGATGAGAGGTTATGACTATGATGTGAGCGCTGATTTCACTAATCGAGGTAAAGATATGAAAATTGTAGCATTCGAGATTGACCTCTCTCAAGAGCGTCATCCCAGAGACTTCTGATATATCTACCGGAAGATATCTTACCTCAGAATATCAAAATGAATAAAGGTCAGGGTGCGTGATTATCATCCTTGTATAAAGGCTTACGAAAATTGAAAGAAAAATGCTCTGAAAAGGAAATTTCAAGAGAATCTCGAAAGTTATATTTAAATAAAATTTGCTTTTCTATACTTTTCATTATAATACAGGCACACTCAATGTAATATATGGAAAACAAAAACAGATACAAAAATCCGATTGTGTTTTTCCATATAAAGCAAGCCTATCTTGAGGTAGCTAATCAAGATAGGGGCTTATAGCGGATTAGAGTAGTGGTTCACTCGATGGTCTCATAAGCCATAAAAATTGGTTCAATTCCAATATCCGCCACCATTTTTTAAAAAAAATTTTGCGATTTTAGAAAATTTATTATAGTTCAGCTTATAGATATTTTACAACTGGTAGAGTAAAGTATCTCTATACTTTTAGCAAAAAAGTAAGTCCCCCAAAAAATTCTACCAGGTTTTAAGGGGGATTTTTGCTGTGTTATTCTTAAAAATAGACAATGGAAAGAAAAACGATTAAACCTAGTTTAAGATTTAAAATATTCAGTAGAGTTTTAAGAAATTATAAATTATAGATTATGGCCAAACAGAGATATATAAATACAAAATTCTGGGAAGATAATTACATCATAGACCTGGATGCCAATGAAAAGCTGTTATTTCTATACTTCATCACAAATGAAAAGGTAGATTTATGTTGAATTTATGAGATACACCTTAAGAAGATAATTATGGAAACCTGAATGGATAAAGATACAATTAAAAAAATATTAGATAAATTCACAGCCGACAAGAAAATCTATTATATAGATTGATACATCTATATAAGAAATTTTAAAAAAAATCAATCTATAAACCCTAAAATAGAAGAATGAATAAAAAGAAGCCTATGAAACATACCAAGTGATATTTTGGTTAAGGTAAGCCAACTAGATAGCCTATATATAGGCTATGATAGCCTATCATACTTTAACTTAACTAAACTTAACTTAACTAAACCTAAACTTAACTTAACAGATAATATAGATATTATCAAAAAAACCGAAAAGGAATGTTCGGTTTCTGACGAAACACAAACTAGCAAAGCTATTGTACCTATTGAATGAAATACCGATATGAGAAAAAAAGAAGTAGTGTCTGTGATAGAGTTCATAAAGAGCATAGTGAGTGAAAGCTGACAGGCTTATAAGGCAGGAAAATACGAATATGAGAGAGCCAAGAACATATTAACCTGAAAAGACATTGACTGACTATGCAAGAGAATAGGACAAACAAGGGAGGAATTCATAAGCAATATATTCTACACTGCTAATATGCTCCCCTTCTGGAGATGAAAGATTTATAACGCTGAGACCTTCTATAAGCACTATGCAGTAGTCTACAATGAGGCAGCATCACTAAAGAATACGACAGTAATCTAACCCAAATATTATGCAGAAAATATGACCGAATGCCAAAACTATAAGAGCCATAAAGCGAGATAAGGAGTTCTTCTATGTCACTCAGAAGCAGGTAGACAGAATAGAACTGGCAAGGAAGCTTAGGGATGATATGATTAAAATTGAGGATGAGGATACCAAACAGCTATTATTCTGGGGAAAGCCAGCAGATATAGTGGAATATAAGGAAGACCTGTCACAGATAAATTTAAAGGCAAGGTCGGAAGATGATAAGGCAAAAGACGAATGGCTCAAGCAATATCTGGAGAACGAGAAGAAGAAGAAGATATGGTCGATAGAGAAGATGAAAGAGCCTGGAATGAGGGAGATGTACGATGAGTGTATAAAGAATACCCGAGAGAAGCTCAGCACAGCCATAGGGAAGGAATATATAGGAGAGAAGTTCGTCAAGAGATATGCTTTATGCGTCTGGAGGAAGATGAATAGCTGCCCTTTTAACTAAAAAAGAAAAGAAAATATAAAAAAAACTTGATTTTCTTAAAAAAGGTATTATAATGGCACTGTTCTTTAAAAATTTATGGCACTTGACTCCTGACCTTGATGGGGGAGGACGGCAATAAGGATAAGAGGGTGCGATACCCTGAAGTGCCATCATTTATGGGAGAGTAGGAGCTAGGAGTAAGCGAGTAGTAGAAAGCAATTTGTCTATTTTAAAATCCTGAGGTGCAAGTCCTCAGCCTCCCACTATTTTTTATACATTAACATATTGCATTATGCCAGCAACAGATAAAAGACACAAAAAGAAAGAGAAGGACAGGATTAAGAAAGTAGATGATTTGAAGATAACCGACAATCAGCTCTTCAATCACTGAATAGGAACATATTATAACTAAGCTATCGGAGCTTAATAGTTCCGTCTATGGGGAAGCCCACCATATATTTAATACTAATCAACATACTATGGAAATAGATGATGAACTAAAAGACCTTGTAAAACAGGCAAAAGAATTATCAGAAGTCGAAGATAAGTCTTCTTCTGTTATTTGACAGCTTCTGAAAAGAATGGTAGAATGACAGGATAATGAAAACCGATTCTCTGAACTTGAAGGTCTGATAGATAGGGCTGAAGCCTGAGATGTCGGAGCAAGAGCTAAAATGGATTATCTTATCTCCAAAAAAGACACTACAGAGCTTATCGTAAGCTGATTCAAGACTTATGATGATGTTCAATCCGCCCTTAACCTATTAGGACAGAAAGGATATACCTGGAGAGATGATATGTCACTTTCTATCGAGCTTCCTGAGGTGAGAAAGCAATTTGACGAGAATATGGCCAGCTGAGTATGATTCAGACTATGCATACCTAAGACTGTCACATACGCACAAGAAAAGACGGATATCAAGAAATATCCCATTCCTTACAACCCTTTAAGTAAGGAGATAAGCTTCAACGATTTATCCAATAACATCTAGTAGCTATGGCGATTCAAGAAAGAGAAGAAGTGATGTATATACAAGACATAGTCTTAGCTGCTACGCTAAAATATTTCGGATGCGAATATATCTGAGTTGAGCTTAAAAGCATATCCAAAGAGATATACGAATTCAAGTTCATAAGGAATCCAGAATTAGACTCTCTGGTAGATAAATATCTTAAGCAAGAGCTGCTTATAGAGCCTAACATATTCATCTGAATTTACAAGACATTCAAGAATACACTTTACTTACAAATGCGAAGATAATGAAAAACCAGTTTAAGCCTTGCAAAGTATGCTCGAAGATGATGCCTAAAGGACTTAATAGCGTCTGTTCGGCAAAATGCCAAAAAGAGAAGGAGAAGATAAAGAAAAGGACTAGAGCCATACAGAAGAAGATGTCGGTCAGCTCGCTTGCGAAAGTAGCTGACGGACTATGGTCTAAAGTAGTAAGGAAAGCCTGAAAATGCTCCTATTGCTGAAAGAGGGAAAATCTTAACGCCCACCATATCTTCAGCAGGAACAATAAGTCTGTAAGATGGGAGCTATCGAATTGAATCAGCCTATGTAGCTGATGCCATACTTTCAATCCATTCTTCAGTGCACATAAGACACCTTGTGAATTCACCTATTGGCTAGAGAATTACAGAAGCAAAGCTCATCTGATGAAATTGCAAGAATTAGCCCATATTCCTCTTAAGGTAACTCCGGAATATCTACTAGAGAAGATAAGGTCACTTAAATTAAACCTCGATGACGAGATGTAGAAATTGTAATAAGATTAACAGATATGAGCATCTGAACTCATATTGCTGTTTTGACTGCTTTTTAATCTATAAACACAAGCTATTATGAAACTTTCCTACTGCTGCGAAGCAAAGATAGTCAGACACTCCATAACTAAGCTGGTATTATGCACAAAATGCTGAACTGCCTGCAAATGCTTCGACAAAGGCAAACAGCAAGAAGACTAAAAGAAAATATAAAAAAAACTTGCTTTTCTTAAATAAACAAGTATACTTGGTTCTAAGTTAGGAAAGGAATACTTCGAGCAAAGCTCATAAGAAGATAACAACACTCCTCAATGAATAAAAAATTTATACTAAGACATTAACATTTTATTAATATATTATGAAATCACCTATAGTAAATATCTTCGATGCAGCCGTATTAGAGATACAAAGAGCCTTGAATGACCAGTATAATGCTGAATATTCAAAGATAAATGCAGAAGTAAGCGAGACTGATTCTGAGAAAGCGATTCAAGACGAATTGGAAAGCAAAAAGAAAGACAGACTACTTATAGTTGAAAAGTACCAAAAAGAAAAAGATGAGCTGTACCGAAAATATGAAGAGAAGAAATGAAAATTGGACAATGAGATATATTCTCTTGAAATCAAACAAGATGAGCTAGACCCATATATGACCTCAGACGAATCATCTGAGCTATCTAACCTAGGTATTGCTCCAAGGGGCAAGAAATCCTACTATTCTACTATGATGATAATTAAAGACCTGCCATCCTACCTGAATATGAAAGAGTTCCCCAAGATAGTAGGCAGATTCAGAAATATGTTCAATCTTGCAGTATCACAGAAAGAGCATAGGGATATCCTACTTAAGTTCTATTCCATAGACTGGAAAGGTATCGGTATTGACGTACCCCCAGAACTAGACATAGGGAATATCGAAATCAAATGAGGAGTAATCACATCAGATACGACTAAACTACTAAACTAAACTAACCCAGCATAAGCGGCTTAACGGATGGCATTTAGCAAATCTCTTTAAAATAGCAAAGATGGCATCAGTACCTAAATCTGATGGTTGAACTGATATTGACGTGGTTTGAGCAAGACGGTAATGCAGTCCCAGTGGGGATGATGCGCTGGTTCGACTCCAGCAAACCACTATAAAGCAATGTCAAAACTAGACATAACTGCTATCCGGTCGAGCCGCTTATGCTGATTTTAATTACATTAATATATTGAAATATGAACACATCGGAAACCACAATAGCAAAGATAAGCACACTTTCTGAAACTGCTGCAAGGCTGACTGACTGCATCAATCGCAGAGCTAGGCTTACCAATGATTTGGTACTTCAGTATAAGGATTGTAAAGATGTGAAGAAAGCACTGCTTGAGAATATAAGGAGTGAGTTTTTTGCGTACTCTAAGCTGATATATTTCATCCAGTCTTATGAGGACAGGCTATCACAGAAGGCTGTCCCGTATGAAGAATGAAAGACAAGATTCGACCTCTATTCCAGAGTATAACAGAAGCCGATATTATTTCTATAATTCCCACACAATATGTGAATACACGAAAAGCTATTGAAATTCCAAGCAAAGGGAATTACAATAAATAAGGATTGAGAAAATCCTCATTTCAAGAGTAAATATGCAACTCTCCCAGAGATACAGAAAGTAATCGAACCTGAACTGACAGTTCTAAAGGTACTAGTATACCATACTACCGACTGAGATAACCTAACTACCCACATCTACGATGTTGAGAGCAAAGAAGAGATAACTTGAGAATTCCCACTGGTAGAATGAACAGCACAAGCAGTATGAAGTTGTATGACCTACGCTAAGAGGTATAACCTAGCGTGCCTCCTTAATCTTAATATAGATGAAGATGATGACGGAGAGAAAGCTACAGAGGCAGGAATTGCCAAGAAATCAGACTGAAAGCCTTGGTATAACGACTTCGATAAAGTCAAGGACAAATGGAAAGATATGATAGACAAAGGAGAGAAGACACCGCAAGACATTATCAAGACCTTAGAGTCTGCCTTCAGAGTATCGAAAGAGACCAAGGCTAACATTATGCAATTATGAGCCTAAAGCCACATTTATCTTGGAGCCAGATTGATTGCTGGCTGAAATCCAAAGCACAATACATAGAGAGATACTTCGAGTGAAAGAAGATATTTGAGACCAAAGAGCTTAAGTTCTGAAAATCTACAGCCGAGCTGGCTGAGATATGAATAGGAGACTTCCCTATGCTCGATAACTCTGAATATAAGCTAGAGGGGTATATAGGCTGAGTGCCTATGTTGGGCTACCTCGATACGGCATCAGATTGCCTTACCAGATTCAAAGAATTCAAGACAGGCAAAACAGAGTGGACCCAAGAAAAAGCCAATAGCCACTGACAACTCTATATCTATGCCATTCTCTTAGAGCAGGAGACGTGATATATTCCAGAATGTGAGCTTATATGGAGGAAGACCGAGAACAGGTCAGACTGAACGATATGATTCACAGACGATGAGCCTAAGATATTCCCCATTGAATGGGACGAACATAGGATGAAACACTGGAGAAAAGAAGTTCCTAGGATTTGGACAGAGATACAAGAGGCTCACAAAGCCTGGGAGGCTGATGAAGGTAAAGAATACGATGACGCCTGCCTCATAGAATATGCCGAATACCAGAGGAAGATTAAGGAGCTTCAGAGCAAGGCAGAGAGCTTAAAGCCTTTCATCTCAGCCTTATTGGACCAGAAAGGCTCCAAAATAACTACGAAGGACTGAAGTTGGTATTATACCGAAAAGAAGATATACGAATATCCCGAGGAGATTCTGCGAGCTGAGGCGATAGTAGATAAAGCCAAGGATGAATTCAAGAAGACCGCAGAAGCCAAAATTTCTAAATCCCTAACATTCAGACTATGATAGCCATAATTAAGATACTGTTCAGGATGTTCATCTTCCTCCTTCACGTCATTCTGATGCCAATAAGGACCTATAGGATATTGAGAGCTCACTCCTATCTTGCAGAGATAGATGAGCTGATGACGCTAGCCATATCCGAATGGAATCTTGAAGCCGTAGATGAGCTGATAAAGACGCTTGAAGATAAGGACTTCTGACTGGAATCCGGAAATACCCTTCTTAAAGGGGCTAGAATCAGAAACCTTAAGATGGTCAAGGAATTGATATTAACGGAAAAAGAATGATAAACACCATAACCATACAGATAAAGGACTGAGCCATAACAGGCGATTCAGTCAAGGATGCTATGTTAGCTCTGCCAGATGGAGTGTATGAGATATCCCTGAAGAGAATCTATAAGGATAGGACATACGCACAGAATCGTCTTCTATGGGCTATCTACACTCTTGTAGCCTGCGAGTTAGGAACAACTAAGGATTGGGTGCATCAGTTCTTCTGAGAGGCATTCTTGATTGCAGTGATAAAGCTCCCCAAAGACAAGAGGAGAAAGCTTAAGATAATCAAGTCTACGGCCAAGCTCGATACCAAACAGTTCAAAGAGTACCTGGATAAGATAATATACTTCTGCAACACTGAGCTTAATCTTAATATACCGACTCCTTCAGACGATTCGCAGATGATATGGATAGCAGAGCAGATGGAAAGGGAGGCAAAAGGCAAAGGAAGCCACTACTTAGGATAATATCAGAGCTTCGGCTCTGCATATGGGAGTTATCCCACCATTTTATAATATTATCTATTTAACTATGATTAAGAATATATTACTATCTGTGATAGGTTTTATCCTTATTGTACTATTCTTCTCCACTTGGTTCACTGTTGCTCCTGGAGAGAGAGCCTTTGTAGTAACCTTTTGAAGCATCGGGAATGAAGTGTATGACAGTTGATTCCACTTCAAAAATCCATTAGCAGAAAGAGTCACTATGAGTGTACAGACTAAGAAGATAGAAGTAATAGCTACTGCTGCTTCTAAAGACTTGCAGAATGTTACAGCTAAGGTTGCAGTCAATTATAACATAATACCCAGCGCAGTAAGAGATATCAAAAAGAATTTCTGAGATGAAGACACTATAGAGATGAGGTTAATCCAACCTAGTATCCAAGATTCAATCAAAGCAGCTACTGCTATGTTTACCGCTGAAGAACTTATAACTAAGAGGCTTGCAGTATCAGACGATATGGTTAAAAATATCAAAAGTAAGGTAGAGAAGCAATGAGTTCAGATAAGTTCGGTAAATATAATGGATTTCAACTTCTCTGAGAGTTTCAATCAGGCTATCGAATCTAAGGTAACAGCAGAACAAGAAGCTCAGAAAGCTAAGAATAACCTATCCAGAATCGAATTCGAAGGTAAGCAGCTAGTAGTGCAAGCTACCGCTCAGAAAGAAGCTGCAATAGCCAAAGCTCAAGCAGAGGCAGAATCCATAAGGATTCAGTCAGAAGCCATAAAGCAGAACTGAGGTCAGGAATATGTAGAGCTTAAGAGAATTGAGAAGTGGGATGGGAAACTTCCTACCCAGATGATTCCTAACTCAACAGTACCATTTCTTAATGTCAAGTAATATGAGAAAATGATTCACGCTCATTGAGCTTTTGGTTGTGATAACCATATTAGGTATATTGGTGTCTGCAACATCGGCTATTTTCAACAGTAAAAAATTCAAAGCTGGTCAATCTTTAGAAGTAGCTAATCAATGCCAATTGCAAGGAAAGATAGCTATGTGGAATAGATGTTATTCTAAATTCGAATATTGCAGAGAGACATCACTCGACTTTAGATGAATAGAACTTTGCCTAGCTCAAAATATAAAAGACCTAGGTATTGATAAGTAATCTGTAATTGATAACACCTCTTTGGATTCAAGGAAGTGTTATCCCTATAGCTTAATCTAACAGGTAAAACCTATGGAAAATATATCCAACTATGTTTATTGAATCACAGCCACAAGCCTCGATTGACTGCATTTTCTGATAAGAGCTGATTCGTGGTCGCCCAATCTACCAGAACCTGAGACAATTGAACATTCTCATTGAGATAATATGCTGCAAGAGCTGAAGGAATTGAAATCAATGCTTATCCCGAAACCCTCTGCCAAGAAAAGAACGATAAATATAAATCGTTCACAAAAAGAAAACAAAAGAAAATATAAAAAAAACTTGCTTTTCTTAAAAAACGTAATATAATGTGTTGTACAATATTTTATTTTTAATAGCTTAAATATGCAAGGATTGAAATATGAAGTCCGCTACAAAGACATAGCTGTAATCTGATGAGAATGTCAGATAGAGCTAAAGGGAATGCCTAGCGATGAACAAGAGGAGAAGGAAATGAGCGAAAGGCTCAAAGACAAAATTCTTGAAAGCACTCTCTTCGAGATTATGCAATGAACGGATGAGAAGAGCAAACATATAACAAGTATGATGTTCAAAGATTTTCAGGAATGAGCTATGAACGGAGAGCTTAAAGATGTAAGCATACAGGGGGTTAAGGATTTTCATAAGAAGTTCTTTACAATCAAAATAACAGGAGTCATCTAAATCCATTTATTTTTTAACATCAATATATAAAAATGGAAACAGAATTAAAATATGCAGTATGAGAGCAGGCATACATAAGAGACGACCTGCAAGATGGTGTGGTTTACGACTGAGTGACCTTCAGGTCGACTATGCCGAAAGGAAGAACAGCCACCATAAGCAGCTCAAGCTGAAGCTGTGTACACTTCAAGCAGATTCCAGGCTACACCTATTCTAAGGGTATGCTGACTACTCCTCCTACATTAAGCCAAGAAGTGGAAGACGCCCTAGAGAGCATAGGGATTACTGATGGCTGAGCTGGGGTATGAGAGAAAGATTCAGAAGAACGTCCAAAGACCAGAATAGACCCTAAGACAGGCAGAGTGATAAAGACACGCAGGACCCCAGCAGAGGTGAAAGCAGAAAAGGAAGCCAAAGAAAAGGCTAAAGCCCAAGCACAGCAATGAGATTCAGAATCAGAAGATAAAGAGGAGGGGCAAAGTCAAGAACAGAAGCAAGAAGAGCAGAAGCAAGAGGAAGAAGACCAAGACGGGATAGTGAATAACAAGGAGGAATTGGAGATAATCAACTGTGCCGTTAAGGCGAATATCCCCCTTCTCCTTATAGGAGAGACCGGAACAGGTAAGACTACGCTAGTCAGGCACGAAGCCAAGAAGAGACAGAAAGAGCTAGTCAGAATCAACCTTAACGGACAGACAGGAAGGGAGGAACTGATAGGAAAGTATGTCTTGATAGGATGAGAGACTATCTGGCAAGACTGACCTATGGTCACAGCATTGAGGAAAGGGCATTGGATTCTCCTAGATGAGATAAATGCAGCCCTTCCGGAAGTACTCTTCGTTATACAAGCACTAGCAGAGAGCAACCATTGAAAATTGGGGCATATCCTGCTAGCGGAGAAAGACTGAGAGGTCATAATCCCGCACCCTGAGACTAGGCTATTCTGAACTGCCAACCCTTCAGATAAATATATCGGAACCAAAGATTTCAACCCAGCTACACTATCAAGATTCCTTATGCTCCAGATAGATGTCCTCAGCCAAGCTAAGGAGAGAGAGCTTCTCAGCAAGAAATTCCCTAAGATGGATAAAGGCGACATATTGAAGGTCACAGAGATAGGAATGCAGCTCAGAAAGCTAAGCACCACTGAACAGACCGAATACTTCTGTTCCACCAGAGACCTTGTTTATATGTCAGAACTAATCCAAAGCTGACTCAGTATGGAGCAGGCATTCAAGGTTGTCGTACTCAACAAGATTCAGACAGAATCTGAGAAGGTTAAGATTTCAGAAGCTGCAAGCAAAATATTAAGCATACCAGCACAGAAGGCTAAGGAGATAGTCACTGAGATAGAAGAGATAAAAGAGATGATGAAGAAGGCTTCAGAAAGCAAAGAAGGAATAGAACAGATTAAGACGGAGAATCGACAGCTGAAGAAAGCCTATGAAGATAAGAACGCTGAGCTTTCTACCCTTAAGGAGCAAGTCGCCAAGCTAGAAGAGCTTAAGAGATTACTTTCCTAATAACAACCTATTATGACCGAAACACAAGCTCTATACCAAATCAAAAAGATATTCAAGGACAACCTCTTCGAAAGGAGAGTCTTGTCCAAGAAGGGGAGATTGGAGACCAACAGGCTCTCATTCCACAAGACATCATCCAAGCTGTTCAGCCAGAAGCTGTCCCAGCAGGATAAGCATTACAGCCTAGAGATTCTCATAGACTGAAGCTGAAGTATGGGCAGTAGTACGAATTCCCGCAGCTTCCAAGCCTTCACCGCAGCTAAGAATATCATATCTATACTTCAATATGTCTGCAATATAAATGTGAAGATTTTCAGCACAGCCACCAAGTCTTTAAGTATGAAGGAATTTATGATGCTCACATTCCAAGACTACAATAAAATCCGTAACAGGAGTCTGGCATCCGAGAGAATAGGATGAGATACTCATATAGTGGAATTCAGGGAAGGGATGCTGGAAGAGAACACAGACAGATATGGAGTCAACAACTGAGCCACCTGGGATATCTGTGCTATGCATAATGCCGTTAACGCCCTGAAGAAGAGAGAAGGGGGCAAGATAGTGATGATACTCCAGGACTGAGAGACCTGGGGCCAGCATATTCAATGAGATTATGTAGATTGATTGTCGACAGACAAGTATAATGAATACACTTTCCCAGCCTTATTGAAGAAATATAAGCAAGATTGAATACATATAGTTTCTTTCTGAATACAGACAGATGAATTCAGATTCAGATACCTAAACGCTTGACACGACTTCATCCTTATAGAGGATGCTAATGAAATCTACCCTAAGATGGTAGACTACCTTAAGAAGATTATTAAATAACCACTTTAAGACTATGTGAAAACATACTGTTTGTTGAGCTAGGGATATCCTAGGTCATATGAAGGAATTAGGGAAGAATTCTATATTCAACAGTTCCAGCTTCCTAGGAATTATGCTTATATATTTAGGTTTTTGAATAATATTATGGTACTTCTTCGGAATTGAATGATTCATCATCTGAATTCTCATTGGTATATTATATTCGCTGAACTTAATAGATGAAAACGTAAGATATATTAAAGATAAACAAAAGATGTACTGATACTTCTTTGAGGGCTTGGATGAGAATATCAGGATTGAAAATGAGAATAACAAAAAGAAAATATAAAAAAAACTTGCTTTTCTTAAAAAAGGTATTATAATGGTTGTGTCGGTTGGGAAAACCAGCCCAGCCATTTAATTCCTTAACTCATCTAATGAGACTACTGAACATAATCCTATCTACAATACTGATAAGCGAACTCCTTATGCTCCCTCTAGGGAAATATGTGGAAGCGAAAACCTACTGAAAAGGCAAGACGGACTGTATGATAGAATACGTAAACAAATACTACCCTAAAGGCTCTACCTACTTAATTGACTGAAAGTTCCCCCACATTGACAAGTCTTGAATGGAAAATCCTTATATGGTGAAGACCTGAGATGTCGAATGATGCTTCACCAAAGATATAAACAACACGATATACTGCCATTGGGCGCTCCTACTTGAAGGCGTTAACCAATAATACTATGAATAGCCTATCAGACAAGACGCTATCCCAGCAAACTGAAGAGGAGATATGCCAAGAGCTGGATTTCCTCACAGAGTTAGGGATATTCGGAAAGAAGTTCACTGAAGGATTGAAAGACACTCTAGAGTTCACGGAAAAGAACAAGGACACTCTGAGGTATGTGACTCATCAGGAACTGACAAATATTTTGCTAACTCAATAGCCAAAATGACACAGACAAGATTCGACATATTAGTCTCACGGATACTGGATAAGATTATCCGAATAGAATTCGCCATTGATAGATTAGAGAATTCCGCTCCGTGAAGATATAACAATAAGGATAATATGATAAAGTTCTTCAGACACAGCCTAAGAGTCTGGAACAAAAGACTTGATACAATACAGGCAAAACAGCTTTTAACATTCTAACCCAACTTACTATGTCTATGACAAAAGACAGATTCGTATCCAGATGGATGCAAAAGACTATGAATAAGGATGAGAATCTCAACATCGAAGATATGTCGACGAGGGAGCTTGCCCTTAGGAAAGTCAGCTAAGCCCACCCTGCCTCTTTAGAGGGCAGGTATCGGGCAGGGAATGAACCGCAAGAAATCTCATAGGATTCAGATTCCCTTACCGATACTTACCCTTTAACCAGCCATATATGAACAGACATCAGATAGTGATGGCAGTAATGATAGCCATACTGATACAGCTTACATATAAGTCGGTAGAATACTGCAACTCCAATATGCCCAACCCTTATCAGGTAACACCAGAGCTATGAGCAGATGGAAACGTAGAAAGATAAAGCTCCTATTCAAGGATAGCTCTATGCTCCGGGATTACTTTCTTGAAGATATCCCCAAGTCAAGGGCCTGAAAAGCTAAAAAACTAGCTATAGCGGAGTTTCAATCACTGAAAGGTAAATATACCTCCCCCGATGGGATAAAGCGTAAGGTGATGATTCTAATAAGTGCTTTATACCTATTATTCCCCACCACCACATTAGCAATAACAATCAATATATGAAAATAATATCCTGATTCGAAAAAAAGGCTGACGTAGAAGATGTACTCAGATATATTGCAGATACTACCCACCTATTATGGCGCTCAAGAGAGCCACCCCTTGTCGCTCGCGAGTGGGAAAGCTCTTTTTGTCCAGGATTCGCCTTATATATAGAGAATAATCAAATCGCATACTGAAATACACTAACTGGAATATTAAAACAATGAACACCTATCACACACTTTCGAAATTTTATAAGAAAGGCTTCAAAAATAGACGTCCAAGCAAATACCTACGCTGATATTATCCTCAAAGACCTCAAGGAATTACGTAGTTCATTAACCCAATAATTTATGAATAATAAAGAATTGCAATTATGCAAGAATATCGGAAGGAAGGATTTGAGTTTTGGATGTGTTATTAAGATAACTACAAATCCATCAGAAGAATATAATAAAGAATATATTCTGTTGAGTATTGTGAGTATTTGGGCTTGAGATATTACAATATACACAGTTTGGGATAAAGAAAATAACAGGACATTACAATTTAGAAAAATAGATGAAATCATATCCCATCCATTATTACTTACGGATGTGTTGAATGGGTTGAGTGACAAGTGATTTAGATACAATGTTTTCAATCTTGAGTACAAGACTTGATTTAATATATGGGATAATTGAGCCGATGAAATATTAGAAGTAAACCTATCCAAGCCTCTATTCTCAGACCAGAGTGAAGAGTTCAAGGAAGCTATATTTTTATTATTTAATATCAAGTAATATGAACAACGAAGCTTACGAACAGATAAGGGAGATGCTAGATAAGGAGGGGATATTGAATAAGGAACTTACCAGAAATTGTATAGTAATAATTCCAGGCTGTCCTTATAACGAATGAATTGTAATATTGGATTGAAATGAAGAGTTCTGATATGATAAGGATAATAATATAAGGATTAAAGATTGAGTTATTTCTGAAATCATCTGACACGATTGGGGGTATGCAGAATTGCTTAGGTGGTTTTATAAGAAAGAAAAACATTGAGGGAAAATTAGTACTTGGTAGTATAAAACTTCTGATTGAATACTACAATGTGAACATATAGAATTTGAGAATAATCATATTGATGAGTTATTCCACTTCGACCTAGCCAAACCAATCCAATCCCAAGACCTACAAAGTTTACTTGCGATAATAAAGAGATAGTATGAAAAAAAATTTAATAAGAATATTATTCTTATTTGCCATAATGGCTACGATACATTTTTGAGTAAATCTACATTATAGTAACTCTTGGCACGATATGATATATTTTCTTCTAGGTTGTTGGAATGTAGTGTGGACTTTTGAGATTTGTAAAAAGTAATAACATTAACCAATAGAACTATGACAACAATAAACCCCCTTCACTATCCATCTCTAGCTAATTGCAAAAGGCTGTGAGAGTTGGAGTTCGGGGAGACAGACTTAAGGATGGAAGTAATTTGGCATAATTATGAATTTGTGTCAATTTGTAAAAATACACCAGAGATTTGTGACCATTACATATGATTGCCTTGCCCCTCAATCGCTGAGTTGTTGGATAGGATGCCAATAGAAGTTACTTTCTTCCCTGGAAATACTAATTGAATACTAGCGATAGATAGGTATTTGGATTGAAGCTATTGTGTAAGATATACTTGGACTCCTGCCGAAACCAAATGAACTCTCCCAGATGCCTTATCTCTAATGTGGGTATGGTTGAAAGAGAATAATTATATAACCCAATAAACCCTATGAACAACTGGAGAGAAGAGCTATTTAAGCTGATATTCTGACGTTGATATAAAGAAGCTATGGAAAATTATAATAATGGTTCATATACTATAAATCCTGTTATAATACCATTCATTGAAACATTATTGAAAGAAAAAGAAGAAGAGATAGAAAGATTAAGAAAAACTTTAGATTTACGCAGATATTTTTGATTTGCAGAAACTTCGAATGAAGACTTTGAATCTATATGCCAACACATAAACTATAATTGGGTAAAAGATATAAATGGAGTTTATATTGATATGGAACTTAAGATATCACAAGCCTATGAGAAATGAAAGGAGGAAGATATTACAAAAATAATCTGACAATCAGAAAAAGATTTGAAAAAAGAGCTGACGGATAATGAATTTTCAGATATAAGAGATTATATAAAAGATTCAGAATTTACTATGGCTAGGGACGCAATAAATGAGATTATAATTGATAGATATAAGAAATGAAAGGAGGAAGTGATAAGTGAAGCAGAACAAATAGTGGAATATGAAAAAGGAAATTGGGATTATGAAGATGGGGAGAGAGAGGTAAAAGAGGCTTGTAAGACTAAATCCCATCTAGCCACTTGATATAAGATATTGGCAGAGACCCAATTGCCTAATTATTGAAGTGAATTATTCATTCTAGAGAATCCAGATACTAAGTTCCCTATGAGATATGTTAATCAATTCCTATATGACCCCAAAGATGGTTATGACAAGGAATTCGAAGAATTAGAAGAAAGCCTATTTATCTAACCTTAAGGAAATATGCTGAAATGAACTCACGAAAGGCAATGAGAGAACTGAAGATGAGAGATAGAGACTCTCTACAAGACAAAGAAAGGCAAGAAGATGCTGAAGAGGCAATTGCCTGACGGAAGATGGATAACACTTAAAAACTAATTATAAGATTCCTTGACTTTCCTTCAAAAAACATATAATGAAAACTAAATAACTTTATAAATGCAACAGAAATGATAGAAATAAGCGTATATAGCCTGCCTCAGATAGCGAAAATGGAATGAATCTGCTATTTGACAGCTTATAAGAGAGCTAAAGCCTGAAGGTACATACAAGTGAACTGCGTGTCCAACCAGAAAGGCAATATAGTGAAGAAATATATTCCACCAACAGAGCTCGCCAAGATTTATCAGGCGCTCATATTAATTTCTAAACCCCAAGACAACTATGTGAAAGCAGATAGAGAAGACTCTTAAGATAACAGAAATCACACCTTATGCCAAAAACATCAAGAAACACTCTGATGAGCAGATTGAGCAGATTGCTTGAAGCATTGAACAATTCTGATATATCCAGCCAATATGTGTTGATAGCGATAATACTATCGTTATAGGACACTGAAGGTTCGAAGCTGTAAAATACCTATGATGGAAAGAAGTCAAGGTAATAGAGCTGAGCTGATTCAAAGAAGAGGATATAAGAGCCTTGAGAATCGCAGACAACAAGATGAACGAATCCCCATATGATTTCTCTAACCTGTCCAGTGAGCTTAAGGAGCTTTCAGCCCTATTCGATGTGAAGACGCTGTGATTCACCGATATGGAGCTGGCTAACCTATGAATCCTTATGGAGACCAAGAAGACAGCCCAAGAGGCAGAAGATTCGCTAGACTCTTTCAGCCTGGACCTGGACGATATAGGAGAGGCTATGGAAAGGCAATCGGTTCCCTCTGAGATAATGGGAAGCCAAAATCAGAAGAAGCCCATAACATTCTTCTGCGACAATGAAGAGTATGAGATTCTCTACCCTATATTCGCCACCACCAAGAAGTGGGAAGCGAATACACAGCTTTTAATTGAGATGGTTAAAAAAATCTAAATGTTCACATTCCTACCTGAAAAATACGCCAGCCCACGCTGGAGCTGAGAGTATATAGACTGCTCTATGCCTATGACATTCGACACCTATTCCAACTGCGGATATGGGTGTCTTTACTGTTTCTCCACTTTCCAAAGAAGCATAGGGAAACCTAGGGATAACTACGTGAAGAAGCAAGTAAAGAGGATAAATGTAGACAAAGTGAAAAGGATGTTCTCCGAGCCTGATAAATTCGGATGACAGTTCAAAGACTACATAAAGTGAAAGTACGTATTGCAATGGGGATGACTCTCAGACCCTATGTGTCCTATCGAGGAAGACGGATGAGCAGGATTGGAAATGATGCAGTTCTTCAACGATATAGAGTACCCTGTGAGGTTTTCCAGCAAATCAGACCTTATACTGAGGGATGACAGGTATCTCAAGGAATTCGCGAGATGAAAGGACAGATTCGCATATATGGCATCTATCATCACTTATGATGAACAGGTGGCCAAAAGGATAGAGGCTTGAGTTCCTACCCCCCAAAGAAGGATGGAAGTATTGAAGACCCTGTCTGACGTATGAGTATGGACTGTCCTCAGGCTGAGACCTTATATAATAGGTGTTACAGACAGGACGATAAAGGATACTATCAATGCAGCGTGAGCCGCAGGGGTGAAAGCTTGCTCTACCGAATTCTTCTGCGTAGAGTCACGCAGCACTCCAGAGATAAGGAGAAAATTCAAAGGGATTAGCGATGAATGCTGATTCGATATATTCGAGATGTACCGACAGCACAGCAACACCAACTGATATATGAGGCTGAGCAAGAAATTCACACAGCCATATATGGATGAGCTTAAGAAGCTATGCGACAAGAACAATATACTCTTAGCCAGCTCAGACCCTAAGCACAAGGAGGTGAACTTCTCCAACTCTTGCTGCGGACTGCCTAACGCCTGAGTGTTCGCACAGGTCCACAGAGGTCAGTACCTTCCGGCAATCAACCTAGCCAAGATAAAATGATACGTTACCTGGGATGACCTGGAGAAGGTAAGCATACTCAAGGACGTTAAGTTCTGACAGGCTGATGGGCTGAACCAATGAAGCTGAAAGCTAAGAGCCAGATACTGAGACCTGAGCATAAGTGATAAGATAAAGGAATTCTGGAACAACCCTAAGAGTGCCAATAGCCCATATAAGCTATTCGAGTGACTCCTAGAGCCTAAGTGAGTAGACCAGAAATGAAACATAATCTACCTGTACAAATGAAGATAAACATAGCCATACCAAGCCACAACAGAGTGGATATGCTCAAGGAGAAGACCCTCAAGCTCTTAGAATGATTATGAGAGATAACCATATTCGCCAACCCCAAGGGGGAGGCGGATAAGTACCGCAAGGAATTCCCCGATATCAGGATAGTGGAGATAGAGGAATTCAGCTGAATGGGTAAGCTTAGGGCGGATATACTATCTCATTATCAAGAGTGAGACTATATCCTTATGGTAGACGATGACATCTGAGAGCTTAAGCAGCTCACTACCGGAAAGTGCAAGCTCAGGACCCTCGATAAGCAGGCAGTATACCAGTTCATCTATCAGGCATTCGATGCCCTGCAAGAGAAAGGCAAGAAGCTATGGGGAGTATGCCCTACCGACAACCCTTTCTATATGTCTGATAAGGTGTGCAACAATAAGTTCATCATCTGATGCTTTATGGGTTTAATCAAGACTGACCTGGAATTCGACCCAGAGATATACTGAAAGGAAGACTACGACTTCACTATGCAGAACATACTATGCTTCGGATGAGTAGACAGATATGACTATATAACCACCGACAACAAGTACTGAACGACCAAAGGAGGACTGCAAGATACCAGCAGAGCGAATATAGCCCAGAGGGACATACAGGTATTGAAGAGCAAATACGGCTCGATGATTAAAGACAACCCCCGAAGAGAGAACGAGATACTCCTAGACGTAAAGAGATACTGATGATAGGCAAAAAGCCCTTTTATGATATAAAGAGAGGAGAAGGAATATTAACCATTAACTTCTAAGGCAGATGATTATAGCATTCGATGTAGACGACACCCTCATAGTACCAGCAGTAGCCACAGGGCTTCCAATAGACACTCCTAACTACGAGAACATAGCAATGTACAGATGGTTCCAATCGCAATGACACACGATGGTGGTATGGAGCTGAGGATGAACAGACTATGCCAAGCACTGGGCAGATAAGCTATGACTGGAGCCTCACTACATATGGGAGAAGCAAGACAGATGAGAAGCCTGAAGACCTGACATATGCTTCGATGACTGCGATGTAGACCTGGCTAAGGTGAATCTTAAGGTAAAGAGGCTGAATAACAGGATAAGCAGAAAAGAATGGAATAATTTACAACATAATACAATCAGACTATGGAATATCAAGAAATATTATCATTTGTTAAAAGGATGAAACAAGTACATCTATGAGATGATAAAGAAATATATGATGCTGAAACTGAACAGAAAGAAAAACAATTAACAGATAATCTCATTCATTTCTTTCATCAAGAGATGAAGACATATAAACCAAAGCTATTTACTCCTAAAACGCAGAAGAAGCCAAATGGAAACTAAGAGCTCAGAATACATATATGATGCTCCTGCTGACAATGCACAGGCAAACACAGACCACACACTGAAATACAATGAGAAGATTAAAGAGACGACACATACATAAAGCAATAAGAAGAGCATATAATGTAAATATAGGAAAATGAATATACGATGTGATAGAGAGAAGCCTATGATATACTGATTAACTTAACAACAAATGGAACTAATAAGCATTTGAACGAAATGTAAGACTAAGATAGGAGGATATGAGTGAATCATAACAGAGATATGGATAAAATGAGATGCCATATTATACAATGTATCCTATAATCAAGACTGATTAAAAAACCTATTCTTCTATGAGATTGAACTAGATCTAGAAGATACAAAGAAAGAAACTATATGATTTAAAATACAAGAAAATGGCAAGAGCAAAGCATAACTGGACAGAGATAAGAGCAGCCTATATGAAATCGGATGCAATAGATGTTGCACCATTCACTAGGGAGAACTATGGAATTGATACAACAGGGTGAAATGGCGCTAATCAGGTCAAATGATGGAGAGAGGAGAAGCTAGCTATGCTAGAGAGAGCCAAAGCAAAAGCCTTAGAGGAAACAGAGGCTAAGATGGTAGAGATATACAAGCCATCTATGGAAGAGCTGTCAGAGATGCACAAAGGTATCAACCTATTATTCAAGGCAAGCATCAAGAAGGCTATAAAGGACAGCATAGACTCCAAGACCTGAGAGGTATTGGTCAACCCTAACATCTATGAGCTGGAGAAGCTCTGGAAGATAATAAAGACAGAGAAGTGAGAGCCTACCAGCAACATAAAGCAAGAGACTAAGGTAACCTGAACCCTAGAGGTCAAAGACATATCTAAGATGACGGACGAAGAGGTGGATGAGTACGTGAAAAATAAGTTGAAATCTCAGCCATAATCGTTATAATGCAGGAAGTTTAACATTTCTCCCTCATTATGGCAAACACACAGACCCTTCAGGATATCAGAAACATAGCCTACTGAATAATCAAACAGCCGCAAGACTCCTCAGCCTATCCTCTTGCTCTGTTCGATTCATTCGCCAACAAGGCACAGAACGACATATGCTACGGCAATGTCACCAACTTGCAGACTCAAGAGCAGCTAGCGAAGGTGACGTTGCCTTTTTTGGACTCTATGAAGTTCTATTCTTCCAGTATGAAGAACACCCTTACAGAGGCAGCGACAGTATGAAGTACAACTTTAGCCTGCTCTACTGAATCCTTCTCTACAAGCTGATTCATCTATATGAAATGAAACATAGTCAGCTATGCAGGCATAGACGCTGATTGACTGACAGGGATACCAGCCACAGGAGAAGGCTCCATACAGTTCGCATTCGAAGCTTGAACTCCCATAGTGCAGCTATATGAGCTTCCGGATGATTTCGCACAGCCAGTATCAGCAACCTACAATAAGAGCCAGAAGCTTAAGAACATAGACCAGAGAGATATAGTGCAGGAAGTTCCCATATCCCCTTACCTACAGAGATACTTCCGCAATGACTTCACAAGCGACACCCAATCCATAGAGTACTACTACGCAGTGATAGACGCAAGATACCTCCTATTCATAGTGCCTAGCGTAGCAGGCAGGATGCTCAGGTTCGACTACCAAAAAGCCCCAGTGCAGATGGCAGACGCTACAGACCTGGCTACTATACCTGATGACTATGTGCTTAACACAGTCCCATACCTGGCAATATCAGAGATGATGGCTAACAGATGAGAGATGAATGAAGCGCTTATGCTCAATGGATTCTGATTCAATAATGCCAAGAATATGTACAAGTTCTACCAGACACAGAAATGAGAGCTTCAATTCAACATAAGAGTCAGGACATCTAAGGATTATCTATACCCTAATATCTAAAAAGGTTTAAACAAACTCGGGGTTCTATTATATTTTTTAAATGAAAACACTATGTTCGTACTTAAATCAAAAGCCGATAGAATCGGAGAAGAGCTGACACAAAAGAGACTAGAGATAGAGCAGCTGACCGAAGCATATCTAACCCTGTTCAGCACTGCTATGAGAGCAGAGCAGTCAGCAATGAATATGGATGCTGCCAAGGCAGCCATACAACAAGAGCTAGAGCAGAACAAGAACGAAGAGACCAGAGCATCCCTCAAGAGGATTCTTAATATCATTAACGCAAAAGCCTAATGAGCTTCTCCACTGCAAAGTACATAACCCTCAGCGATAAGCAATGACCCATCTTGACAGGTGGGCTTATAACGAATTCAGAGCCTTGGATGATTCCATATAAGAATACTCCGAATGCACAGAATTTCAGAGTCAACGGAAGGTGAATATCCATTCGAGAGGGCTTCTACCAGTTCTGAGACATACTAGGTGCCACAGGACATCCAATGGGGATTGCAGCCTATTATAGGTCAATCCCTACCGATGATTCCATTATATTGAGATATAACAGCGATTCTACACACAAGCTGGTATCGGTGCATCCCACTACCTGAGTCCAAACAGAGATAGATACAGGAACTAACATAGCATCAGACAACAGAATGAATTTCGTAGGAGCGAATGATTCCTTATATTGTCTTAATGGTTCTGACCGCATATGAAAGATAAGTTGAACATCTTACTCAACGATAAGTACCGGAAGTATAGATTTCCAATGAACAGGAATCAACGATATGACAGTAACTTACTGAGTCGTATGACACATATTCAACATAGTTATATATTCAGCAGCATCTAGCCCAGACCAATTCGCTTGGAACGTAGATGGATGAGCATATACTTTCTGAGTTGGTATAACTTGAGGAGCCCAGTTATTAGCTTACTGAACATCAGTCACATTCTTTGATGTCAACTGACATACACAAGACGATGTCTGGATAGTCAACACCTGATTCTTAGCATCCTTCGGGACTTGGTTCGACAACTCCTTATTCATAGCAGGAGACCCTGCAAGACCGAATAGGCTATACAAGAGCGCAGCTAACAGCCCAGATTCATATACAGGCTCAGGCTCAGACATATTCGACTCCCCTTATCCTATCAGCTGACTTGCTTGAGCGGGACAGACCTTATATGTCTTCAGCAGGAATACGATAGATATGATAAACAACAATTCAATAAAGCAGGTAGGAGATATCCTAGCATATACCTCAATACCTCTTGAGGCAAACGAAGGGGCATCCAACCACGAGAGCATAGCCGTATACTGAAAGGACTGCTATTACCTATCTGCCTCTAACAAGATTAAGAAGCTTACTCCCAACAGCCAGCTATTCTATGATGTGGCAGAAGTATCACACAGGACTGGCAAAGGAATAGACAGGACAATGGAAAGGCTAGACAAGGACCAATCCCAATCATTCGCTTATGTCATACCTGAAAAAGGGCTGATAAAGTGGCACGTGAAATCCAAAGGCTCTTCCTTCAATGACATCTGCATAGTCTATAGCGTGATATACGATGAGTTTATGCTAGACACTAAGAAGACCTTCTTAGCCTGAATCAATTATAACACCAAGAACTACACCATATCTCAGATAGAGCCTAAGCTGTACAGGGATGAAGAGTGATATACCGATGACGATACCCCTATCCAGTTCATCTATGAGACCAAAGCTCTGGACCTATGAGAGCCTACCATACTCAAAGAGATGTGGCAGGCTAGGACATTCCTATGAATCAACTCTTTAGCTGTAGTCAGTCAGGATATATTCAAAGACTGACAGCTGGTAGATACTAAGACCATAGATAAGGATGACCTTCCTTATGATATAGACTGAATAGGGACTCAAGAGATATGAACATTCGCCATCTGAGAAGAGGCTGACTTGACAAAAGTATCAGACCTGATTAACATATCGGTAGTAAGGGATAAATGAAACCTTCAACAAAGGTGACAGGTATTCAATGTAAGATGGAGCTGCTCAACCCTATGAGCTAGAGTCAATCTCCAGCAATTCACACCTAGAATGGAACTATTATCTCAATTGACAGCAAGTACACAATAATAATATAACCCAACACCTTTATGCAGACATATGCAACCTGAGCCAAGTTAATCTTGACACGCAAGCTTCAGCCTACAGATACTTCCTTATATGCGGACAGAGACCTTTGAGTAGATAAAGGAAGGCTGTATCTCGTAGACAATAATAATGCGGAATGGATAGAATTCAACTGAAGCCCTACTCTTTCTTGAACGGAATACGTTTACCCTAACCTGGTCAGAGGGCTTTCGCAGACAGCAGACCCTTCCACAGCCTGAACAGGACTGACCTGGCTAGCAGTTACGGAGGCTAAGCTAGTAGCTATGCACGACCAGTTATTCGACAAACAGGAGAATCAGACGCTTACCAAGTCCATATCCTTCTCTGGAGCCACTAACCCTTGAATCAGAGCTAATAATCTTACAACAACACAAAGGTTAGCTCTTACTCCTTCTAATTGAACAATAGTATATGATACTACTCTATGAGAGAATTATCAGTATATAGGAGGAACGTGGTATGCAATAGCAGCAGGAAGCACACAGCCTAACGCCAGTGACACAGTTGCCTGAAAGGTAGAGATGACTACACAGGCTGAATTCGATGCCTGAACTACAACAGGTACAACCTGAGCTAAGATAGTTCCCACAGTAGTGGAAATCATAGCAGGAGCTAAATACATATGAATAACCTGAGAAGTCAAGATATGGACGACAACATCAGCTCCCGATTCTTGGCTAATATGCGATTGAAGTGCAATGTCCAGAACAACCTACGCCCCATTGTTCACTGCTATCGGCACAACCTATTGAGCAGGAGATTGAAGCACGACATTCAATATCCCAAATCTTAAAGGTAAGATTCCGGTAGGATATGACGCTGCTCAAACAGAGTTCGATACCTTATGAGAATCAGGATGAGAGAAAACACACATTCTCACCACAGCTGAGATGCCATCGCATACCCATACATTCACCACAGGATACACTGGAGGGGCTACTGCGATAGCAACCTGAGGACAATATTCGGCAGGATGAAGCGCCACTACGGATTCAACAGGAAGCTGAAATGCTCACAATAATCTACAACCTTACGTGACGCTCAATTACATAATCAAGATATAGAACCTATCATTTTAATTAAAAAAATCTATGCCAGTAACAAACCCTAAAGAAGCGTCAGGACAGAATACACTGCTGAATAATCAGGACAATGACATAAACTCCACTCTTGCCCCAGCTCCTATCGAGCCTAGCAAGCCAACGGACATATCAACAATGTCAGTCACACCAAAGATAGAGACAGCCCCTACGCCTAAGATGGGGGTACAGGCTACCGATGGTCCTCAATCCAAGGTAATCAACACCAAGGAGGCTCCAGCAGGAACTCCAGCTCCTATGCCTTGAAGCGTATGGAACTGACAGAACTATGAGATGCCAGCTCCGAAGAAGGAAGAGGTGGTCGCAAAGCCAGACCAGACCATAGGGAAGACTCCTGAGCAAGCTAAAATGGAAGGGATGGACTCTATAATCAAGAGCTTAGACCCTCAAGGCTCTTTCTCCCCTGAAGAGATAGCAGCAATAAAGAATGCAATAGGATGAGAGGACCCAGAGGCTTATATAGCAGCCCTTAAGGGGCAGTCTTCCATACTTGCGGATAAGGCTAAGTCTACCCTCGATGCTTATAGGACTACCAGAGACCTGTGATTGAAGCAAGAGAGGACGAATGAGCTGAATCAACAAAGGGCAGATGCGACCATAAAGCAATATAATGAGGCTATAATGAAGCAGAAGCAGGCTATGGACAATATGGCTAACAATCTATGAGTAGTACAAGGTACGGCAGGAAGGCTTAAGAGCAGGAATATGGTGAATGCCATAGGACAGGTGCTAGGCAATGCCCAGAACCACTATGCCGAACTCGTAAAGTCCAAAGACAGAGACCTTCTGACCATAGCCAATGACCTGAAATATGAGACAGAGCTTATATGAAACCAATATAACGATGCCGTAACCTCAGAGCAGCAGGATATGCTCAAGAAGATAGCATCCCTTGATTCCACAGGACGCCTCAATACGAGAGAATGACTGTTGCAGGCAAGGAACTTCGTGCAGTCTACCCTAGAGAATACCTATTCCCATTCACAGCAATATTATAACGCACTCAACGCCTTAGACCTCAAATATACCAATCTTAAGACAGAGAAGGCTGTAACGAATAAGTATGATGACAATGTCACAACCCAGATGAACGACTGATATCTCTACAATGCAAGCTGACAGAGGATGACAGACCCTAACGGAAACTACCTCAAGGTAACCAAGCCAGCAGGATGAACCGCTATAACTAAAGAGCCTATATCCCTTCCGGATGGCTCTATGGCTATGATATATCAGACAACATGAGAAGACTGACAGGTCAAACTGGAAACGGTAAAGGTATCAGGGACAGAGTCACCAGAGGTAAGTTGAGAGATGATATCCTGAATTGCCAAGGCAATGTCATCAGGAGCGATAAACACCGACACTCTAAAGGCAATGAACCTATCTCCTTCCACTATCCAACAGATAGTCTCACAAGTAGTCAAGGAACAGAAACCTTGAGAATGAGTAGAATGGACTAAAGTATGAGAACATTATGACGAGAACACTTGAGCTATGATAGATGACTACGGATTCGTAAACAAAGTAACCCAAGAAGTCGGGGGTACTATAAACTCTTCACAGTGAACTGTTAATAGTGGCTCGACAGACCTATCTTCCCTATATACCTGAAACAACTGACCAGCCTTCGCCAACAACAACCCTTGAAACATAAAGGATACAAGCTTCGGCGGTACAGCATGAGGGCAAGGAGGATTTACTAAGTTCAATTCAGTAGAAGACTGAATCAAAGCCCTAATGGCTAAGATAGAATATAACAAGGCTAACTGAGTAACAGAACAGAACGGAAGTGCCTATAACTGAAATATGTCGCTTACTTCCTACTTCAAGAAGTACGCACCAGCAGCAGACAATAACAACCCAGTAAAGTACGCCCTAGCAGTTGCAAAGGGTGCTTGAGTCACTGCTGATACCAAGATTAAGGACGTGCCTACCGATGTTATGGCTATGGAGATAATGAAGCACGAGAACTGAGCCTTATACAAGGAGTTAATAAAGAGGTGAATCCTATGACCAGAAGGTATAAACCTATGAAATCAAACCCAAGAGCAGGAACAATCATCCTACGACCCAAACAAGGCAGCTGACTACAAGAGATACCTAGAGGGCAAAGGAGCTCCTACCGACCTTAAGTTCAATACAGGAAACTACAACAAGTTCGTAGCAGAAGCTAAAGCCTACGAACAGGAGAATCCAGAGAAGAATGCAACCCTGACAGACGACCAACGCACAGCTCTATTCCAAGCCACTAATCAATTCAAAGGTAACCAAGTGGTTAAAGACTATGAGAATATGGTATGACAGACAGCCAACATTATAGCTTCTATCGGAAGCAAATCATGACCTTGAGATATTGCAGCAGTATACCAGTTCATGAAAGTGCTAGACCCTAGCTCAGTAGTACGTGAAGGAGAGTTCGCAACAGCAGCATCCTCTGCATGACTAGCAGGCAAGATAGGAAATATGTTCACCAAGCTTGAAAACTGAGAGATGTTGAATAGTGAACAAAAATCACAGTTCAAATCCCTCATGACACAGTATATGAAGAACAAATCCAAACAATACGACAGACTATACTGAGATATGAAAAGAGTACTTGATAGTGCATGAGTGCCTAAGGAAGCATACCCAACAAGTGCAAGTCAAGACGCTATGAGAGTATTATATAATAAAGTAAGCGATAAGGATAAGGCGAGTATACAGAATCAAGTCTATCAGGATATGGCTAAATGACGTTCTCAAGAAGATATTAAAAAGGAATTCGAACAGAAATGATACTCTACCGAGTGAATCAAGTTCAAGTTTAATACGGGAACTTCTAAATTCAAGGACGGAAGCCAGATAACATTCGACTGAAAAGGCAAATACTCCCTATTCGACAAGACCTGAAAACTGATACATAAATGAACAGAATGAGACAACTACCAAGCTTCTAAATCCTCGTTTACTTCCAAAGCATGAAAAACGTATAATCTTAACGATTACAGATAATGCCATTACCAGACTACCAGAAGCTATTCAACCCTTCGGCGGCAATAACCAACCCACCAGCTACTCCCAACAAGCCTTCAATCAATTTCGACTGGAGGACATTTCATTTCGGTCAAGAAGCGGCAGATAAACTAAGTACCACAGCTCCAGCAACATGACCTTGAACAACAAGCGTACCCAAGCCTATACAGGTTCTAGGTAAAGCAACTGCAAAGCCAGTGGCAAAACCAGTACAAAAGCCATCAGCGAAACCAGTTACACCATCCATTGTTCCCAAGGTTAACGCAAGCCAAGGGTTATTCGATACCTATATGGCAGACCCTTCTATATCAAAGCAAGGCAAAGCCAAATTACTTACGCAGCTTCAGAACTGAGAGATAACAGAGGATGACGCTAATCAGATAATCACCCAGATATATAAAGACAAACCACAAGCACCCAAAGAGGATATATTCAAGAACGACCTCCAACTCCCTATGGCTCCGACCGTCCCATATACAGAGATGGGTGACAAATACAACCCTAAAGCCTTCCTAAAAAATGTCTGAGCTACGGCAGTCAATGTACCTTCCAGCATATATAATATTGCAGCATGAACAGCTAATCAGATAGGTACGGTAATCCAACACCCAATAGAATGACCTAAGAAACTATTAGGCGAGGCTGTAAGCTGAGTAGTAGACCCAGTGAAAAAGACTGTCGAGGATTATAAATCTCAATGAGCCCTAGGATGAACCTCTTCTTTACTGGAGAGGACATCTAAATTCGCGACTGAGAACCCAGCAGCATCAATCTTAGTATGAAAAGCAGCCTCAAACCCTAAACAGGTACTCCAATGAGTCAAAGACACGGCTAAGACAGTAAAAAACGTAGTTAAGAACCCTATCCAAACACTCTGAACAGTCGCAAAAGAAACCAAACAAGCATTAAAGGCAGGCTATCAATGACCTAAGCTTAACTGACAGAAGTTCGCAGAAACTCTATCAACCAAGGCAAACAGATTCAACGCTTTAGACGAGCAGAAGTTCACTGAAATGACAGGCGAGACTCCTTGAGAGTTCGCAGTAAAGCGTGGAATGAACAAGACAGGACAAGAGGCGGTCAATAAATCGGTCGAAAACTGGCAGGAATCAATGAAACAGGCTGATGATGCCTTCCAGAGTATAGATGGACAATTCAGATTCACCTGAAAAGGTAAGGATTATCTGAAGGAGATGGCAAATGACCTAAAAAACAGACTCAAGAACACCGAATCACCTAAAGCAGATAGAATTGCTCGCCTAAGTGCCAAATACGATATAGAAGGGCTCTCAATGCCCGAAATCAACGAACTTAAACGTGAGTATGCACGCAACTTCAAATATACATGGGAACAGCGTACAAGTGAATCAGCTCAAAGGTCTACCAACTTACAGAATTATGTAAGAGAATGGCAAGCAAAGACGGCTTGAGAGAACGGACTAACTAATATACACGATATAAACAAGAACACCCAAGGCTGGAAAGCTTATGCAGACAACCTAGCCAAGAAACTATCAAGGTCACAAGCTAACAATCCAGTTTCCCTTACTGACTGGGTGGCTCTTTCATGATGAAATCCAGAGAACCTTGCTCTATTCCTAGGGAAGAAGGCATTCGAAAGCAAATTTGTAAAGGAAATCGGCATAAAAACTTTTGGTAAACAGGAGAAACCCTCTATTATAACAGCAGACAAAGAAAGTATCTTAAAATCTAACGTTCAAAAGAAATATGATTCTGATTCTCTGGTTCCTAGTAGGAGCGATGGTAGCAATCCATCACTGGTAAGAAAAGAAAAACCTCTGCAACTCAAATGACCTAGCTGAAAACCAACCATAAAAGGACAGGATTTCGGTGATAAATGACCCACTACGTGACCTTCTGTGATAAACCCTAAACCTCTAAAGGGATGACCAGAATGAACGCTAGACAAGGACACAGAGGCTAGATACTGAAAGACAGGCAATGAATTCTGAAAATCAAAGACCCAACCTCTATTCAAATCAATCAAGGATATTAAATTCTGAGGAGAGAACCCTGACATATTACAGCAAGAACTATCCAAGAAGAAACTCGCAGAAGAAAAAACAATGCAAGATTCTACTAAACTAACCAGAAAAACCAATGAAACTCCAAAAGTGAACAAATCTGATGCAGACACTACCGCTGCTACTCATCAAAGGCTTATCGAAGCTAATAAAGATGTGCTTGAAAAAGGCAAGAAGCTAGACCTCTGAGACTGAAAATACGCAGTTAAAGACCCACTAACAGGTAAGATAAGCATAAGAGATAAATCTGAGTTCAATAAGAAATGAGGATTTGTTTGACAACAGGAATTTGTGAAAGCCAAAGACCCATTCGATATAGAATGACCTACTTCGACATTCCTAGAAGACCCATATTTAAAAAGCCTTGCAAAAGGAAAAGAAGGAGATAAATTCCTAGAGATTGACTTAGTCAAGAATAAAGATACAATAATGAAGAACGCAAGCAAGGTATATCAGCTTATCTGACCTACTATGTGAGCTAAGATAATGCTGGATATATTCTGAACGAATCCTTTTGCAGAAGACAAGAAGAAAGGCAAGAGGAAGAAGTAAAACATTAACCCCAAGAACTATGAAAGAGCTATTGAAACAACTGCAATCAGCCTATCTACTATCTCTCCAGACGCATATAACACTGCTCACGAAGTGTTATACCCGCCACAAAGGTACAGAAGAGACCTATGAAGGCTTATTCAATATATTTCACACGCTGAGCGAGAAAAACGAGCAGATTATCCCCTCTAAAGGAGACGCCAATGGCTTGGTGGTGAAACTCTATTCTGAGGTCGAAAAGAGCAAGGAGGCTCTGAAAAGTGCTATAAAAGCTGAAAAAGACGAATGAGTCAAGAACCAGCTGGTTCAAAGCTATGACGATATCCAATTACTATGCGCTAAGCT